ACGCAGCTAGACTGGATACCCCAGTTCTAAGGTTCCGTCAGGAGTATCTGGCAGACTTCGACGCAGTAGCAGATCGGTCCTTTCCAGAATTCAATCAGGGATTGCAGGTAGTAGACTACGAATTTGATGCTATCAATGGGCCGGTTTATGCGGCCTGTGACTTCAACTTCGCTACACCTTGTACTACGTTGTATGCCCAGATGGATCATGACTTAAACATAATGATATTTGATGAGTTCTGGCCCCCAGAAGCTAAAGTTAACGCACACGGACAAGCTCATCAACTACTGAAGACAGATCAGGAGTTGGGGAACCAAGTTGAAATTGTCGTAGCAGACATTGCAGGCAAGCAAGTTAATCCCCAATCAGGAAGAAGCTCCTGGGATGATTTTGAGCAATGGGGAATTTTCCCGAAAGGCAGAAAACAGCCGGTAGAAACCGGGTGTGATCTTATTAGATTGTGGAGTGCTTATCCGAAACAGGATAAGAATGGCCTTCCAATCTATAATGAAGAGACGGGAGAAATAGAGACATATCCAAAATTATTTATCAGCAGGAAATGCAAGGCATTGATTCATGCCCTAGAAACAGCAAAGTTTCCTGAAAAGAAGCAACTCGGAATTCTGCAAGAAGGGTATAAAGAAGACGGCATCGTCGATGGCCCACTAGACGCTCTCCGATACTTGCTGGTGTACTTGTTACACGATTCAGGCGCTGGGGCACAGTTCATGAATGCATTTTAAGGATAGCATAGCAAAGGTATAAAAACATGGCAAATGAAGCAATTACGCATAGACGAAGAATCCGTCAGCGGTTTGATATTACAGCGCTGCATCGTACAGATGAGCTTGACGCGTCCAATACCACTCAAGATATTCGATTAGATATTGTGGCGAAACAGCTTACGGTATCAGTTCCAGCCGGATTAACGGTAAATGTAACAGGTTCTCTAGACGGGACCACCTTTTTCGCCATTGGTATGGCGGCGATAACGAACACGCTGAGTACCTACGGAAAAGATCCGTCCCATCATCTGATTAAAGTTCTTCGCTTCGCACGAACCGCAGGCTCAGGCCGTTGCGGTGTTGTAGCGGTGTAGTCAAATGCCTACCCCTAGTCTTATTAAGTACTGGGGAGGTCAATTTCGGCTGCGGAAGGAGAACCTCCCTGAACCTGTACAAAAAGATATGGCTTTGCAGCAGAAGGTTTTATTGCTTCTGGCAAAGCAATACGCGCATAAAGACTGGGGTAAAACACTTCCAGCTGACAGATTTACGGAAATGAATGAATTTGTTTATTCACTTCTAGAATCATACTTTTAAGGAATTACAATGAAAAGAACATCTCCAATCCATGGACCCAAGTCCTCCAAAGGACTGGATACCCAAGGAACCAGTAAGAAATCCCAGGGCCAACATTCCGGTAGATCGCATGTAGCAGACACTAGACAGGTTCCTATGCCTACTATGGGCAATAGAGGACCAGGAAGTGCAGCTGCTCACGGCCTTCTCAGAGAGGAAGCCAAGCGACTCAAGCAAGAAGCAAAGATTCCTGGGAATTTAGGTTATAAACAACCAGTAGACGTTTCGAAAGTAACGGGAAAGAAGTAACATGGCTTTAGATATTGAAATCCACGAAACTTCCGATAAAGAGAAGGACGGCAAGGAAAAAGTCGAGGTGAAGAAAAAAGAGAGTGAAGAGAAAAAGCCTTCCGACGAAAAGCCAGACTTCTTCTCAAAGAAGGACGTTTCTGAAGAGCAGGAAAATGTGGACCACTTTGCCCCGCATCTTGATCATCCACAGATTAAATCAGCATATCCGGGGAGCAAGATCAGCGGCAAGAAAGGCTGCTAATGAGTTCCGATAGAGATGAAGCCCGCATGGGAAAAGAGGAAAAAAAGGGAGCGGGATATCACTCCAGGAAGATAGAGTACTATCGTAAGAAGATAGCGTACCACGAAGGCAAAATGGGAAGAGGCGGTCAGAAAAGCGAAGACGAAAAGCAGGAAGTATCTGAGAAGATGAAAAACAAAGATCACTTCGCTCCTCACTTGGATCACCCCCAGATGAAGTCCGGTTATCCTGGAACAAAGATTACGGGCAAGAAGGGCTGCTAAAGTGCCTGCTAAGAGCAAAAAACAGTTTAGATTTATGAAGATGATGGAGCACAATCCTGAAAAAGCAAAGAGTGCGGCTCCAGGTCTGAGTAAAGAGGAAGCGGCTGAGTACACAGAAAGTAATGTTGGAAAGAAATCGTACTCAAAATTGCCGGAGGAAAAGAAAAACAAAGATCACTTTGCCCCACATCTGGACCATCCGCAGGTAAAATCTGCGTATCCTGGTTCTAAGATTACAGGCAAATGTGGAAAAAAATAAAGAAAAGGAGTACTTATTATGGGTGCAGGACGACGATTAATCCAAAGACGCCATAAACTCCGTGATGATGTAACCGATAATGTCCCCGATAGGGAAAAAATCGAGAAGCGTGACGTAGTCCTTCAGGACTCACCTGGCGCTTATGGGCTCACACGGAAGTATCGTCGTAGACAGGACAGGAACTTTGGGAAAGACTCCTTAGATCGAAAAATCGAACTCGCATGGGAAGTTGCAGCGACCAGTATTGATCGCTTCGATTACGGCGGCGGTGACTTCGGTCTGAGAATAACCCTTCCTTCTAGTTCTGAAATTCTGGCTAGAGGCTTTAAGGATGGAGATGAGCTGAGAATTTTGTGTCAGACCTCTCTTCTTTCTAAAGAACGATACGTCGCTGTTGAAGAAGCTAATTCAGGAGACGTTGCAGCAGGATTTGTTCGGATTGTTAGTGGTACCGAGTGGAGACTTCCAGATGGTATCGTGACACCAGCTGTGGCAGCGTCTGGACGAATTGATCTAGATCTCGACATGACTGATACAGATCTTGTGGATGGCGAAACCATTACGTTGGATGATGGCGTTAACCCCGCTACGGTTCTTGAATTTGACCTAGCAGGCGGTGGAGTTACGCCAGGTAACGTGGCAGTAGTCTATAATGTAGCAGATTCTGCTCAAGACATTAGAGACGCTCTCGTTGCCGCTATTAACGGCGTAGGCGCAGGACTTGCAATTACCGCATCTCCTGGTTCTGGTGCTAAAGAGCGCGTTCATTTAGTGAACGATGCTACTGGAGTCGCCGGTAACGTGGCGATTGTGGAAACGGTAGCCAGTGCAAAGCTTGCTGTTACAGGAATGGCCGGTGGCGTAGACGGAGCTACTGCGTTTGTCACAGAAAATAACGTTAGAATCCGTGCCGAAATCGGCGCAGGCGTTAGAAAATAACACTAATTAATTAGGAGTTAAATACAATGGCAGAAATTAAATCGAACGCGAAGAGCGCTGCTGATAACAAGCACGCACTCAAAAGTCGCGGTCTGAAGAACCCCAAGCCGATGAATATCAAGCCAGATCATGGTTCGAAAGTGACGAAAGAGGCTTTCAAAGGTAACGACGGCTCGGGTAAAGGAGAATAAGACTTAAAGTCTTTGGTGCAAGGCAGAGGGGCTTCGGCCTCTCTGCTCTGCCCATTTTTGGAGGAAGAATGGGAAAGAAACGAGGGCCGTACAAAAAGCACCCAAAGAAGCGGGAAATAAAGCTCAGGGCTTTGTCTCTTGGAGCTGGGGTGCAGAGCACTACCATGCTACTCATGGTACTGCATGGAGAGTTTGATCCGGCCCCGGATTGTGCGATCTTTGCCGATGTAGGTTGGGAACCTAAAGCTGTCTATAAGCATTTAGACTGGCTGGAGGAGAAGGCCAAGGAAAAGAATTTCCCTATTTATAGGGTGTCGGCAGGAAACCTGAAGCAGGATCTCCTGGATTGCTTAAGCGGTAAACGGAAGCGGATAGCAAATCCTCCATTCTACGTAGTAGGGGAAGACTCTACGGTAGGGATGGTACGGAGGTCATGTACGGACGCATACAAGATTAGACCCATCAATCGCAAGATTAGAGAGTTGATAGGGATACAGCGCGCCCATAAGGATACCCTGATTGAGCAGTGGATTGGCATCTCAAGAGATGAGATAATCCGGATGAAGACCTCTAGGGAGCCTTGGGTTAAGAACGTGTATCCATTAATAGACCGGGGAATGTCCAGAGATGACTGCCTAGAATGGCTGAAGTCACATGGATACTCTACCCCCCACAAGTCAGCTTGTTTGGGGTGTCCTTACCACTCAAACTTATCGTGGCAAGAGATGAAGAAAAATTCCCCAGAAGAATGGAAAGAAACCGTTGAGTTAGATAGCGCTCTCAGAAGTAGCCCCCAAAGTTTACCGGGGACTACAGGTAAGATTTTCTTACATCGCACAGCAGAACCCCTGGGAACGGCAGATCTAACCATTAGAAAACGAGGGCGTCCCAGAAAATATGATCATCTGCTGCTGGATGAGTGCGAAGGGATGTGTGGAGTTTAAATGTCATTCAATTTAGGCGTACAGAACTATCCTGGCGGGTATTTAGGTGGATTTGGATTTGGTACCGTAGGTATCTATCTATACGAAGACATCTACTATCGCCAATGGATTACGGAGATTGCGCTTGCCTTCTATGAGGGACGACAGGACGAATTCGTTTGGTTGGACCTACTGAAGCAATTTCGCAACCCGGAGAAACAGCAGATTCTCCCTCTTAACTTCACCAAGGAAATCATCGATGAGACCTCCATCCTGTATCGGGAAGATCCCATTTATCAGGTGAAGAGTCGGGTTACCGGGGAAGTTTTAGAGGACGATCAAAAGCTTTGGGAAGAAATCATGCGACACAGCCGCTACCTTTCCACGATGGACAGAGTTGACAGGTGGTGTAGGCTTCTAGGTACGGTGTTAGTGAAAGTGGCCTTTATCGACGAGAAGAAGGGCACCGTGGTTAAGAAGAATGAAGGTGGTATCGTACAGTTTCACGTGTTGCATGGAGGTGTCTATGACGTTAAGTACATGGACAGCCCCTACTACATTTCAGAGCTTCTAATTGGGTTTGGGCAAGGCTTTGCCGGATTCAATAAGGGAGCCGGAATTATCGGTAGATCACGAGCGTTAAACCGCCCTGGTGGCGGGCTTACGGGCCAAGGTCATGCGGCTATGGGAACCACAGCGTTGAATGATATCAACTCTTTGGGCTCCATTTCGCAGATTTTCTGGTCACCTGAGAGTCACAGAATGGTCGATGAAGAGGGTAGATTCTACGAAGTAGAAAACCCGTACGGGCTTATCCCTGCCATCCCATTCTTTAACGCTGACCCGGCACATTACTATTTCTTGCCGATTAACGAACCATTGATCTACGCAAACCATGCGTTGAACATGCGTATCACGGACCTTAACCATATCGCCAAGTTCCAGTCTTTCGGTATTCCGGTGCTGTCTGGAGTTGAAAGAGGAACTTCGATTCGACGTGGCAGGCCCGCAGATGACTACGGGGTCTTACGGGCTGGCTCAGCTAACAGGCGAGCTGGATTCCAAGGAGGCTTCGGAGGGTTTGCACAAGGTAACCAATTTCGGACGTTTGACAATTCCTTCGGATTCTTCAGCGACGGTAATGCCGACGCCAATGCCGTAGGAACGTCAATCGGACCAGATACCGCTATTGCGGTCGGGGAAAAGGGAGACTTCAAGTTTGCCCATCCCCAAGCAGACATTCAGGGACTAGCAAAGACCATTCAGCAGATGCAGGATTGGGTCCGCATCAACCACGGCTTACAGCCGAAGTTTGCTGACAGTCAGACAGTCCCAGAGTCTGGATTCTCCAGAATGATGTCCAAAGTGGGCGTTCTGGAAGAGAACATTAGACGACAGAAGCTGTTCCGAGAGCGTGAGCAGCAGCTATTCGACACCGTGGTTAAGCTGTGGAACGCGCACTACGCTGAGGGCGATGTGCAGTTCAACGAGGAAGCCACGCTGGAGATCACATACGTAGAGCCACAGTTTCCCGTTGACCCGCTTACTAAGACCAATGTGCTGGAAGCAGAGAGGAAGGTCATTGAGTCTGGGGATAGACGAGCAATTAAAGAACTCTACAAACACATGAATGATGAGCAGATCGACGAACTAATCAAGAATCATCACAAAGACCGCATGGAACAGATGAAGCGGGAATCAGAGCTGATGAAGATCGAAGCTAAGGCCATGCAGGACATGGGGCTAGACTACTCCTCTTCCAAGAAGGAAGGCGGGTTTAAGGCATCAGTAGCAGCTCAAGGAGCTGACAAGGCCGCCTCTAAACAAGACAATCGGGCTAAAAAAGCCGTCGATAGCTCTAAACAGAAGAAGAAGACTGGAGACCCAAGAACACAACCAAAACAGGAGAGAGCTAAGAAACCGCAAGGGAAGTAAAGGCTAAAGGGAGGAATTCATGGCTAAAGAAACTTACGCTCTGGTCCTAGATGCTGCAAGTGGCGGTGTCGGTGCTACGTACGAGTTAGAACGTGGAACCAAAACACGAGTCACCAAGGCCCATAAGACATGGTTGTCTAGGATTAAACGTAGTGACTGGATCACCATTCCCGAAGCTCTTCCGGTCTCTCTACGCACCAATACGGTGGTTTCTCTGCGGGCTGTCTTACTGACGCCAGAGCAGTTGAAGGTAGAAGAGATTAAGAAGAGATGGGCAGGAGATCCAAGACGTGCTGCATACATGGAACAATTTTTAAATGGCACACGTAACTTTGACCAGCAATTTGAGCAGGAAGGTCCTGATCTGCTGGATCAAGGATTTAAAAGATAAAGCCCGGATAGATTCCGGCAAGGGTTAATTCAACCAGGGTAGATCCCAAGGAGATAAAATGTCAAATTTACTTGATAAGCTCGGTATGGGCAAAAAGAAAGAAGAACCAAAACCGGCAGAGCCAGCAAATTCAGATGAGCCTGTTGTGAATGAAGCGAAAGCTAAAGTAACTCAGCAATCTGATCTTATGGCGGCTGCTACCAAGCCTGATGCCGAAGGGGAACCAAAGCCTGCAGACAAGCCTGCGGAGGATGGTAAAAACGACGATCCTATGAAGGATTGGACGGAAGAACAGCTTAAGGAAGCCTTAAAAGAGACTCGGCAAGAAGCTGCAAAGCGACGCGTCGAAGCTAAAGAAGCAGAGGAAAGACTCCAGAAGGAGTATGAAGAGAAGATCAAATCTATTGAAGAGAAATTCTCTCCTCTAGTGGATAAGGCTAAGAAGCTTGAGAAGCTTGAAGCAGAAGAAGCAGATAAGAAACGTGATATGGCCGAGAAATTGGCCCACCGGGAAACGCTTATCCAGCAACGGGACGATGAGCTTAATACTCTTCGTCAAGAACTGGAGTCAACTAGGTTAGAGGCTGAAAAGCGCGCTGCCCAGCTTAAAGCCGACCTGGAAGTTCACGAATCATATTACAAAGATCAATTGGAAAAAGCTAAAGCAGAGATCCCCAAGAAATATCAAGATCTAGTTGATACAATGATCAAGGGCGCTAACGATACAAAGCACGCTTTGGATCTCGTTAGAACAGCCCAGAAAGAAAACTTGTTTGGGGAAAAGAAAGTTTTTGTCAATCATTCGGCCCCTTCAGCTAAAACTGGAGCCCGAACAGACTCAGCCACAGCCCAGCAAGAGCGGCGAGAAAGTATGAAGTCCTCGGAGAAGATCCGTGCAGGGCTTAAGAACGCCCTCCCAAACAAACCTGACAAAAGCAACTTTGGTATATAATAAAGGAGATAACATACAATGGCACAAGTTGTCACATTAACCGAAGCTGCAAGACTGTCGAATAACCTTCTTGTTGAAGGTATTATCGAGGACATCGTCACTGTAGACGAATGGTACAGATACCTCCCCTTCGTGGTGTTTGAGGGACTGGCCTATACGTTTACCCGTGAAGCGACCCTTGCTAAGGCAGCTTTTGCGGCTCCTGGCACTGCGCTCAACCAGTCGAAATACGACGGTGGAGCTACGTTCCAGAACGTGAACGTGAACCTTGCTGCGATCATCGGTGACATTATCCTTGACGGGCAGATCGAAGATCAGCTCTCGGATCACAATGATCAATTGCAGGTTCAAATCTCTTCGAAAGCGAAGCAGATTGCACGTCAGTACATGAACGCAATCATTAATGCGGTTCGCACCTCTGGTGCGCTCGTGCAGGCAAACAGTGGTCCTATCGGGATCTCTGACAAGTTCAACGGTATGAAGTCGATTCTTGACGCCGAATCCGGTAACGTGGACGATGTGAACCATCCGTTTTATAACGCTGGTGCATCCACACAGAGCCTGGCTCTCGTCGAAGATGATCCTTCAAGCCCGCGACTTGGCCGCGCTGGCCGCGTGTTTACGCTTGAAGACCTTGATAACGTGATCGACCGCGTGACGGTGGGTCGTCCGGACTTTTTGATGATGAATGCTCGCGAAATTCGTACCCTTCGGGTCCTCTTGAGGAACACCGGCGGTGGAACGGATGCGTACATGATTCAGCAACAGGGCCTTGGTAATCAAAAGCCGATGCTTTATTACCAGGATATTCCTGTGTTCCGTAACGACTTCGTCTCGAAGGAAGATGGCGTCAACCTGATCCACAGTGGTGCCGTCCAGGCAGTCACTGCTGCGACTATTCAGACGCAGTTTGACGACACTGGTCCCGATGCGGTCCTCGCGGCTGCGATGGCGGCTGGTACTGCTGAGATCCGGGTCCGCAGCAATGTGAATGGCGTTCTCTATCGCTGGAAAGTTACCGGCTCCGATAACGGTGCGAGCG